CCTCGCCCTGTCCATCGAATGTATTGAAGTAGTAAAGTTGCTTACCACCATATTTATAGAACATGATAAGATGCTGTAGCATTGTTGACATTGGAATCTTTTCGTCTTCAAAGAATACAGGGTTGTATGATGTATTCACTGAAATACCTTGGTCGATATATTTCTGTAGTACAGCCATAATCTTTAGATACCCTTCTGGTGACTGTTGATCCCATAGTAGTTCATATTTGTTTTTCAGTTTGTGAATACCCGGTACAACTTGCTTTAGAACACCGTGCTTTGATTGCTTTACAGACACGTAGCTACGTGGCGGTTCAATACCGTTTGTAGAGTTTGAAATCTGCGCTGATGTTTCAGCTGGCATTAGGGCCATTAGTGTACTATTACGAATACCATGTTCTTTCAGGCTTTCACGTAATGATGCCCAATCTTGACGCTCTACGTATGGTGTAAGTTCATCTACATCTGTCTTACGTGTGTCCATTGGAACAACACCATCACCGTAACGTGTTTCACAAATGCCTTCGATATTACCTTTTTCAATAGCAAGTGTGTTTGACGCTTTGATTAGGAAGTAAGACCATGCTTCTGCCCATTCATCTACTAGGTCAAGATTTGGATTTGAATAGTTTGTATCGTGCTTCGCAAGCCAGTAAGCAAAGTTGATAATCCCAATACCAATAGGTCTACGTTTCATTGTAGAAAGCTCCGCAGCTAGAACAGGATACTTTTGATAGTCAAGTAGTGCATCTAGACCACGTACTGCTAGTTCACATGGCTTAGCAAAGTCTGCTGGTGTTTTGATGTTACCCCAATTGATTGCTGATAGTGTACATAGTGAAATCTCACCGTCAGGATCATTCAAGTCGTTTAGCGGCTTCGTTGGTAGATTGATTTCACAGCATAGATTTGACTGTCGAACAGGAGCAAACTCAGGCTTAAACGACCCATGGTCATTTGCGTGGTCTACGTTCATTAGATAGATACGACCTGTGTTCTTACGCTCATTCATAAATGCTGAAAAGATTTCAATCGCTGGTACTGACTTCTTACGAATTTTTGTAGAACGTTCTGCTTTCTCATATAGTTCACGGAACTTGTCTTGGTCTGCAAAGAATGCTTCATACATTCCCGGAACATCGTTAGGTGAGAACAGCGTAATGTCACCACCTGTCATTAGACGTTCATACATTAGTTTGTTAAACTGTACGCCATAATCTAAGTGACGTACACGATTGTCTTCTGTGCCTTTGTTGTTTTTAAGCACTAGTAAGTCTTCTACTTCATAGTGCCAGATAGGATAATAAAGTGTTGCAGCACCACCGCGGACCCCGCCTTGTGAGCAAGATTTCACGGCAGCCTGGAACATCTTATAGAATGGAATAACACCTGTATGTGACGCATCACCGTTGCGGATAGGAGAGTTGATTGCACGAATTGAACCTGCACCAACACCAATACCCGCTTTTTGTGAGACATATTTTACAATTGCACTTGAGGTCGCATTGATTGAATCAAGCGAGTCATCAGTTTCAATTAGGACACAGGATGAAAATTGTCTCTGTGGTGTACGCACCCCTGCCATAACTGGCGTCGGTAGTGAAATATCAAACTGACTTACTGCGTCATAGTAATCTTTCACCCAACGCATTCTTTCATCACGAGGATACTGACTGAAAAGTGTCGCCGCAATAAGAGCATATGCCATTTGTGGTGTTTCATATAATTGTTTCGTAACACGGTTCTGTACTAGATACTTGCCACGAAACTGTTCCATTCCAACGTATGAGATATTGAAGTCACGGTCATGTTTGATGAAACCGTTAATTCTATCCCATTCTTCTTCTGAATAATCTTCTAATAATGCTGGATCATAAAAACCTCGTTCAATGTTAGACTTCACCAGATCAAATACATGACATGGTTCAAAGTCACCATATACCATCTTACGAATATGATAGTTAATCAAGTTACCTGCTACCCATTGATAGTTAGGAGTGTCCTCACTAATCAAATCAGCCGCACTCTTAATAAGGGTTTCCTGAATTTCAGAACTAGTAATGCCATTAAAAAATTGAATGTGAGATTTAATCTCTACTTCGCTTAGTGATACACCATTAACACCATCACAAGCAAAGAAAACAACCTTATGCATTTTTTCTAAGTCTAGTTCTTCTTTCGTTCCGTCCCTTTTAGTAACTTGAATATTACTCATTATTTTTATCTCCAAAATAGCAATGTATTTACACACATTGCTCCATACTTAATATCTATTGTTTATGTCTGCATCTTCCATTCCTGCTACTCTCAGTTTAATGATATTACTCAGTTGGAAATGTTTAATCTCAAATCCTTTTGTAATACCAAGAAACTGATTTCGTATGAATGCTACTTGGTTGATAAGTTCTGAAATGCCCACAACTTCGTCTTCACCATCTGCATACTTTTCTGCGTCACGGCTTGATAATGCTTTGTTATAGTTCTCCAGATACTTTCGTAGGTATTCGCTACGCTTCTTGCGTAAACTTATATTTAGATGTTCCAGGATAGCTTCGATCTCTTGTAGTTGAGAAAATCGCAGTTCAACATATGCAGGTAACTCTGTAGAGTTTTTCTCTACATTACCTTTAATCTTAACCTCAGTACGTGCTTCTGCTAGTTCTTTTTCAAAGTGGTCTAGACACGCAGGTATGTGGTTCCAATCTTGAACTACTTTACGATACCAACTCATTCGTCATAATCATCCCAAGAATCATCGTCTTCGTCTTCATCATAATCGTCTACGAAATATCTATCAAACGCAGTTTCAAGGATCTTATCGTTTTCAATCATGTCTTCTAAATCGGTTTTTGAAATACCGTAATCATCACACATCTTAATGATGCGTTCTGCTGCTTCTAATTTATCTTTTGCAGGAACCAGTGGTTTCATTGCTTCCCATAGGTCAAAGATAAAATCAGTTTCAATTGCCATATTATTTTATGCCTCATATATTGCTGAGTTTGCACCATGTTCTGCACATTCGCAGGATACACACCAACAGCGGTTATTTGTCATTTCACGAACTAGTGCATCTGCTTTCTTAAATGCATGTTCAGAAAACTTCTCTACACCTACACCATCAAATACTGTAAGTTCAGCAAGTCCTACTGATTCTAGTTCTTCTAGTTTATATAGCATAGGATCGTTTTTGTCAACAACTACTTTGTGGTCAAACATTTCTTCTAACCACATTTTAAGTGTTTTAAGTCCACCAAAGTCAACGACCCAATTACGATGATCCAGTTCATTGCACCCAAAAGTAAATTTGAATGCAAGACTGTATCCGTGTAGAAATCTACAATGTGAGTGGTCTGCATGAGGTTGACGAAATACCGCCGACAATCCTATGTTATGTCCATATGTTTTTGTCGAATGATATTTAGCCATTATTCTACCCCATTAAGTTCTGCGTTTTCATCGATAATCTCACCATTATCATCTACTTGTAGTGCTTCAAGACCGTGTTTTTCAGCATCAATATCTTCCATATTCCACTCTGCCATAATCACGTCAAGTTTTTCATCAGTCCAGTTTTTACGGAACTCAATCATTTCTTCACCAGACTTGGTAGTGTACTTTAGACGATTACCTTGCTTTACAAGAAGACCTTTTGCTTCAAAGAATTCAAGTAGACCTGAATAAGGAGACATACCTGTTTCATATGGAATTTCTACTTGTACGCTTTCAAACGGCTTCGCATAACGTGTTTTCATAATCTTACATGCTGCACGAATACCATGTACTTGTGATGTCTTGTTACCGTCTGCGTCTGTTTTCAGTTTCAACTTACGCATAGCGATAACGATACTTGACGCATAGATAAAGCCTTGACCACCTGAAATTTTATCATCAGGGTCAAACATATCTTGTGACGCATATGTATGATTAGTTGCTACCATACCTACGTTAAAGTCACCAAACATATTCACACAGTTACGAACAAGTGCTGATAGTGCTTTAGGTTTACGACCCATATCACCTTTCATATCACCTTTGTTAAACTGGTCAACATCTGTTGGTGTTAGCATCATACCCAATGAGTCAAATACGAATAGAACCTTAAAACGGTCTTCTTCGTCTGCATCACCATAATCGGCACGATACTCTTTCATAAAATCTAAAATGATTTTAGCAACATCGTCAATCATTGCTACGTTTAGTTTTAGAAGTTTATCTTCACTTGTATCTACACCAAGTGCTTCTAACCAAGAGTTGTCTAGTGCGTTTTCAGAATCGATAAGCACGACATAAATGCCTTGATCCTGTGCGTTCTTTACCACGTTACCTGACGCAATATAAGACTTACCTGCACCACTTTCACCTGCTAGAACTGTTACTTTACCTAGTGGGATACCTTTATGAAAGTCACCACTAATTAACTTGTTTAGACAGTAGTTACCTGTTGAGATCCATGTGTCAGGGTCACAAAAACCAACTGACATACCTGGAACTAATTTTGTAATACTTTTACGAAATTTACTCGCATCAAATGCTTTTGCCATAATCTACTCCATGTTGTGAAAAAAGGGAGGGCTAGGAAAGCCCTCCTAGTAAGTCATAATGATTAGTCACTCTTACGAGCGCGGATCATTGCCAGGATATCAGAAGCATCCTTACCAGCGCCAGCTGGTGCAGAAGAAGCTGCTTCTGCTTCTACTTCTTCATTGGATTTAAAAGGAATGTCATCCTCTGCTACTGGAGCAGGAGCAGGCTTTGGAGCAGGAGCTGCCGCTGGTTGCGGAGCAGGAGCTGCCTTTGGAGCCGATGAACCAGATGATGTGTTTTGTACAGCACCTTCAGGAACTTCAAGACCATATGGCTTATAGAAGTTACCCCAACGTTGTGGATCATATAGTTCGCCATCTACTGATGCTTCGAACATTTCCATGATTACGTTTAGTTCTTCTTGCGAAGGACGCTTTGGCATAAACTCATTCAAG